CCACGGGTTGCTGAAGAAGCACGGCAAGCTGCGCCTCGGTCCGCAGGGACTGGCTGATCTGGCCGCGATGCTGGCGCAGTTTGACGAACTGATCAATGCGGTATCGGCCCGGATGTACTGGAGCATCACCAGGAGGGCAGGCAAGCGCTGCAGGGACATTTGGACTGGCAAGCGAAAAGCCGGTGACGTGGTGGTGACGCTGTGAGCTATGGGTGCCATAACCGAAAACCGCTCAGGACACGGGCGATGGTTCAAGACGGCTGGTATCAAGACGGGACGACTCGCACGCCTCGAATGATCGCCATACCGGACCCGATGAGCAAGGATTGCCGGTACAGCCAGGATCACGACGATCCGGGATGCGCCGGGTGCAAGCACAAACAGGAGAAACGCGATGGCAGCAAAAAATGAGCATGGACTGACGCCGCAACAGGAGCGGTTTGCGCAGCTTGTTGGCGGCGGCATGCCTGGTGTTGATGCGTTCCGCAGCGCCTATCCGAAGTCAAAAAAATGGAAGGATGATTCTGTCAGGGTCAACGCCTGCCAAATGTTAGCGGCTACTAACATTTCACAAAGAGTACATGCGATTCAGGCTGCTGGCGCGGAAATTGCCGGGCTGAAGGCCGCCAGCGTCCTGGAAGAAGTGCGGCGCCTCGCCCATTCGGACATTGCCGGAATCATGCACCCTGATGGCCGGGTGAAGTTGCCCCATGAACTGGATCCGGTAACGAGATCATCGGTGGCCAGCTTCAAAATCGACAAGGACGGGCAGATCGAATACAAGTTTTGGGACAAGAACGCCAGTCTGGAAAAGGCGATGAAGCACCTCGGGCTGTACAAGGAGGACAACAGCCAGAAGCCGGCGACGGTCACGGAGGTGCGGCTGGTGGGCCTGCAGCCTGGAGAGGGCGGGGGATGAGTGGCACGGTTGCCAATGTCGAGATCCCGCCGAAGCTGATTGAGGTGTTTTCAGGGAAGGCTGACGTTCGCGGTGCGTACGGTGGCCGGGGGTCAGCCAAAACGATGACGTTTGCCAAGATGACCGCGGTACGCACCTATATGTGGGACCAGGCCGGGCGCGAGGGCGTGATTGTCTGCGGCCGTGAGTACCTGAACAGCATCGATGATTCGTCGCTTGCCGAAGTCAAGGCGGCGATTGAGTCAGAGCCTTGGCTGCGCGATCACTTCGACATTGGCGAGAAGTACATCCGCACCAAAAGCAAGCGGATTGCCTACAAGTTCAGCGGCATGGACAAGAAGACGATTTTGTCTTTGAAGTCCAAAAGCAAGATTTTGCTGCTGTGGGCCGACGAGGCGGAACCCATCACCGACAAAGCCTGGGACATTGTGATACCGACGCTGCGCCAGGAAGATTCCGAACTGTGGGTGACGTGGAACCCAGCGCGCAAAAGCAGCGCAACGGATCGGCGCTTCAGGCAGACGAAGGATCCGCTGATGAAGGTGGTTGAAATGAACTGGCGGGATAACCCACGGTTCCCGGCCATCCTTGAGCGTCAGCGCTTGCGGTGGCTGCGCGATGATCCGGATAGCTATGACCACGTTTGGGAAGGCGGGTATGCCAGCGCAGTGAAGGGAGCCTACTTCAGCAAGCAGTTGGCGGCGGCGAAGCGAGAGGGGCGCATTGGCCGGGTTGGTGTGGACCCGAACATGAAGCGGCGCCTGTTCGCGGACATTGGGGGCACCGGGGCGAATGCGGATGCCTTCACGATGTGGGGCGCGCAGTTTGTGGGCCGTGAGGTTCGGGTGCTGAATTACCATGAAGCCGTTGGTCAGGAGGTTGGCTATCACCTGCAATGGATGCGTGAGAACGGGTACACGACGGAGAACACGGAGGTGTTCTTGCCGCACGACGGGGCGACGCATGACAAGGTGTTTTCTGTCAGCTATCAGTCTGCGTTTGAGGCTGCCGGCTATACGGTGACAGTGGTTCCGAACCAGGGCAAGGGGGCCGCCATGGCGCGCGTGAATGCCGCGCGGCGGATCTTCCCGTCTGTCTGGATCAACGAGGAAAGCACAAAGCCCGGGGTCGAGGCGCTGGGCTGGTATCACGAAAAATGGGACGAAGAACGTGATGTAGGTCTTGGGCCGGCGCACGATTGGGCCAGTCACGGGGCGGATGCGTTTGGCCTGCTGGCCGTGGTGGCAGAGGATGCGATGCGGCCGGGGCAGGGGATACGGCGCGAAGGGGTTGCGCCTAGACGTAGATCGGGGATGGCGGTATAGTTTGGTGCCCTGGGAAGACGGGGATCATCAAGTAAGCACAGGCCAGCGATAGCGGACCTCTGCGATCCCTGAGTAGCTGCCGGGGTGGAATAGACAGGATCGGGTAGTTCCCGAGTGTGCTGGTGCCGAGTCCGAAGGTGTCTAAATCCAGCGTGCTGCGTCCTGTGCTTACTTGATGGTGAATGCGACGGCTGAGTCGCTAAGGCGGGGCGGTGTAGGGGCCGATCCTGAATACGCGCTGAAAGGTAGCGGTTAATACCGTGAGAAGCTACCAAATGCCGGAGATCAGCACCGGCCACCATCAACCATCACGCAGGCAGATTGCGACAATGCCAGCGCACGACCTGAAATCGTGTTGCTTCAGTCTGCCGCTGTGATGGTCAAGCGCGCCGATGCGGGCTCCATGCTCCGTGTGCGTCGGTCTTGGGGTTCCCGGGCGCCATCAACCCACATCCGCACCAAGCATGGCGCAATGCGCGCTATGTCCGCATCCATCGACCTTCGCAAAGCGCACCTGTCTCGGGTGCATGGCGACATTACCGCCGTCCTGAGCTGGCTCAACGACGAGCGAGCGCTTTTCCTGATTCCGCACCTGCGCAATGGCGCGCCCTGGTACATCGTGCTGGAGTCTTCTGCCTTCAGCTGGGATGACAGCGTACCGTCCAACGTGGGAAACGTGGCGCGCAAGGCCATGAAGGCGTGCGAGGTGCTGGGCATTGAGCCCACGCCGACGAACTGTCGGCGCATTGCTGGGTTGATCATCGATTCGCTGCCCGACCTGATCACGATGCCCAGCGCACCGCCGAAGGAGCATTACAAGGCCAGTTACGGCAATCTGGTTCTGCGGGCTGACGGCCAGGCGATGGCGGGCGAAGAAATCAAGCTGGAGAAGCAGGGGGCCACGTATGGCTAAGTTCGACGTGACCAGCCGGCACAGCGCGCCGGGCGATGACTATTTCAAACGCCAGGGTGAAACCGATTGGGGTGATGAAACCGAAGGAACGGGCGGCGCGCTGGCGACAACCGGAGGCCATGCGCTAGATAGCGAAGATGCCCGCAAGGAACATCGCAAGCTGCTGGAGTGGTACTACTACGAGAAGGAAAAGCAGGCCGCCAACCGCATGGAAATGGCGACCGACCACGATTTTTACGACAACCTGCAATGGGACCCGGAAGACGCTGCAACGGTGCGCGAGCGCGGGCAGATGCCTTTGGTGTACAACGAGGTCGCGCCGATGATCGACTGGCTGATCGGCACCGAACGGCGCACGCGCGTGGACTGGAAAGTGATGCCTCGCACAGAGGACGATGTGGAGATGGCCGGAATCAAGACCGACGTGCTGAAGTACGTCAGCGACATCAACCGGGTGGTGTTCCTGCGCTCCAAGGCGTTTGCGGATGCGGTCAAGGGTGGTGTCGGCTGGATGGATGACGGCGTGAGGGATGACCCGACGCAGGATGTGCTGTACAGCAAGTATGAGGACTGGCGCAATGTGATTTGGGACTCGGACAGCTACGAGCTGGACCTGAGCGATGCGCGCTATGTGTTCCGCTGGCGCTGGGTTGATGACGACGTGGCGGTGATGATGTTCCCGGACCGGGAAACGCAGATTCGCGCGGCCATTCAGGATTCGCAGTATCGCGGGTCAAACTCCAATTGGGACGACGAACTGACCATCGAGGGCACGGACCCGATGAATTCGCAGGCGCGCATGGGGGTGCTGTATGCGCAGGGTTCTGGCGTGATGGTGGACGCCAAGCGGGCCAAGGTGCGGCTGATTGAGTGCCAGTACCGCAAGCCGGTGAAGGTCAAGGTGGTGACGGCCGGGCCGCACCGGGGTGCGATGTTTGACGAACGGGATTCAACGCTGGTGGAGTCGATCAAGCTGCGCGGCGGCTCGATTGTGGACAAGGTGATGATGCGCGTACACATTGCGGTGTTCACCGAGACCGACATGCTGTCATCTGGAGCCAGCCTGTTCCGGCACAACAAATTCAGCTTGACCCCGATTTGGTGCTACAGACGCAACCGCGATCGCATGCCATATGGCGCAATCCGGCGCGTGCGGGACATGCAGCAGGACCTGAACAAGCGGGCCAGCAAGGCGCTGTTCATGCTGAACACGAACCAGATCATTGCTGAAGAAAATGCCGTCGATGATTGGGACGCGGCCAGTGATGAAGTCAGCCGGCCGGACGGGCGCATCGTGGTGAAAGCCGGCAAGAAGTTCGAGATTCGGCGCGACACAGACGCGGCCACCGGCCAGATCCAGATGATGACGCTGGCAGCCCAAAGCATCCAGAAGTCTGCCGGCGTCAGCCAGGAAAACATGGGGCGCCAGACCAATGCAGTCAGCGGCGAGGCGATCAAGGCCCGGCAGACGCAGGGGAGCGTTGTCACGACCGAGCCCTTCGACAAT